TTTTTCAGAATAAGCTTCTAATTCTAATTCTTTAAATGAAACTCCATAGTACATTGAAATAGCTGGAATATATTTTAACTTATCATAATTTTGTATATCTTTATATGTTTTAGTTAGTAAGTCAGCTTTTAATTTCATTATATTTTCTATTTCTTCTATTGATTTTTGTTTCAATATATCTATTAAAATATTAGTCTTATCTTTAAATGGAGATTCAGTAAATTCGATTTTTTTATTTTCAAAAATATTTTCTTCTCTCATTTCTTTACTTGGAGAAAATATTATCTTCATCTATTGATCCCATTCCTTAATGAAACCATAATATATTTTTGGATTATTTCCAAAAACATCTAAAATATTATCATCTGTTATATAGAAATCTTCTGTTTCCAAATCTATTCCATTGACATTAATCTTTCCATCTATAACATATAAAAATACTATTGTACTACCTTTTTCAAGATGTAATCTACACCTACCTCTGATTTGTCTATAGTATAGATCTCCTCTTATTCCTTTTAACATCAAGTTAAAATCTTCAAATTTTCCCCAAGAATAAGTTTCCCAGTCTCCTTTAAATCTATCTATTTGATAATCTTCCATTTCAACATCATAATGACCTGTATGTTGAAGTTTCATATCTCCAGTTAGTTTTGATATATATCTTTCTACTCCAGGAAGTTTTGTGAAAAGAGATTTTTCTCCATTATTCGTAGTTGCAACACTTATTCTGGCTTTAAAAATTCTATCTGCGTAGCTAGAATCTTCAGGGTAAATAAAAATCTCATTTGTTGTTCCTCCTGCCCAAACAGAAACCTTCCAATCCTCTTTCTTTATAACCTTATTCATTTCTACCCTCCTGTTGCAAATTTTATACTAATTTATTCCTAATTAGATTTTACAACTTTTTTTGCTTTTTTACAAGGGCAAAAAAACTGCCCCTTCAATCTTACTTTAAGATTTAATTTGTCCTGCATTAGTTGCAACAGCAACGTCAGCTATTGTAGCATCTTCTGTTTCTCCTGATCTATGAGATACAACTGCAGTATACCCTGCTCTTTTTGCCATTTCTATTGCATCTAAAGTTTCAGTTAATGAACCTATTTGATTTAATTTTATTAGGATAGAGTTTCCTGCTCCTAATTCTATTCCTTTTTTCAATCTTTCAGTGTTAGTTACAAATAAGTCATCTCCAACTATTTGTACTCTATCTCCAATAGCCTTAGTTAGTTTTACCCAACCATCCCAGTCATCTTCACCTAATCCATCTTCTATTGAAACGATAGGATATTTGTTTATTAATTCTTCATACCATTTAATCATAGCATCAGTGTCTTTAACTCCACCTTCTCTTTTGAAATGGTATTCATATTTACCATTTACTTCTTTACAGAATTCACTTGAAGCAGCATCTAAAGCGAAAGTTATATCTTTTCCTAATTCATATCCTGCAGCCTTAACAGCTTCACATATTAAATTTAAAGCTCCTTCAGTTCCTTGGATTTTTGAAGGTGCATATCCTCCTTCATTTCCAACGTTTGTTGAATCTCCATTAGCTTTTAAGATTTTTCCTAAGTGATGGAAAATTTCAGCTCCCATTCTCATAGCTTCTTGGAAAGATTTTGCTCCAACTGGTTGTATCATAAACTCTTGTAAGTCAACAGCTGAGTCAGCATGTGCTCCACCATTTAAGATATTCATCATAGGTAAAGGTAATTCTTTAGCATTTACTCCACCTAAGTATTTATATAGAGGTTGTCCTAAAGCTTCAGCAGCAGCTTTAGCAACTGCAAGAGAAACACCTAAAATAGCATTTGCTCCTAGTCTTCCTTTGTTAGGAGTTCCATCTAATTCTATCATTAATTTATCTATAGCTACTTGATTTAAAGCATCCATTCCTAAAAGAGCTTCTCTGATTTCTGTATTTACATTGTTTACAGCTTTTAAAACTCCTTTTCCTAAATATCTTGATTTATCTTCATCTCTTAGCTCAACTGCTTCATGGCTTCCTGTTGAAGCTCCTGATGGAACAGCAGCTCTTCCTCTTGCTCCACATTCTAATACTACATCTACTTCTACTGTAGGGTTTCCTCTTGAGTCTAAAATTTCTCTTCCTATTACTTCTACTATACCTGTCATTGCATTCCTCCTTTAAATTTTAACTACGCTTTTACTTGTATAACTTTAATTGAGTTTGTTGTTCCTTGGATAAATACACTTTCTCCACAAGTTGCTATTACTATATCACCTTTTTCAACTAAATTCAATTTTTTAGCAACTGCTTCCCCTAAAATAAAGAATTCTTCTAATGTTTTTGGTGTTGCATCAACATAAGGAATTACTCCTCTTGTTAGGATTAATTGGTTAGCTGTCTTTTCATTATTAGTTATAGCTAAGATATCTGCTTTAGGGAAATATCTTCTCATATCTCTTGCAGCTCTTCCAGATTCTGTACCAACTATTATTAGTTTTGCATTCAATCTTTCACTTATATCTGCACTTCCTTCAGCAACAGCAGAAGTTATATCATTTTTAGCTGTAACATGTTTTACAAAAAATGGAACTATAGTTGGATCAACTTTTCTAGCAATTTTATCCATTACTTCAACTGATTCTAAAGGATATTTTCCTTTTGCAGTTTCTCCAGAAAGCATTATGGCATCTGTTCCATCTATTATAGCATTAGCAACGTCATTTGCTTCCGCTCTTGTAGGTCTTGGATTCTTAATCATAGAATCTAGCATTTGAGTAGCTGTAATAACAGGTTTTCCTGCTCTATTACATTTTTTGATCATCATCTTTTGTGCACAAGGAACATCTTCAACAGGAATTTCTACTCCTAGATCCCCTCTTGCTACCATGATTCCATCAGATTCTTCTAAGATTTCATCAAAGTTATCAAGCCCCTCTTGGCTTTCTATTTTTGAAATTATTTGTATTCTATCTCCTCCATTTTCATGAAGAATTTTTCTAACCTCTCTTACATCTTCAGCCTTTCTTATAAATGAAGCTGCAACGAAATCTATATTATTTTTACAACCAAATTTTAAATCTTCTATATCTTTTTCAGATAAAGCTGGTAAATTAACAGAAACATTAGGTAGATTTATACCTTTCTTTTGTCCTAATTCTCCATTATTTCTAGCTATACATATAACTTCATTTCCTTTTATTTCTGTAACATCTAATTCTATTAGACCATCATCTACAAGAATCATATCTCCAACTTTTAAGTCTTTTGCAAAGTCTGGATAAGTTACTGCAACTCTTTCACTATTCCCAACAACTGATTGATCTGTTGTAAATGTAAATTTTTGCCCAGCTTTTATACTTACATCTTTTCCATCTTCTAAAGACATTGTTCTTATTTCAGGTCCCTTAGTATCTAGTAATAGACCTGCTCTTTTTCCAGTTTCAGACATAGCTTGTCTAAAATTCTTTATTCTTGTTCCATGTTCTTCGTAATCCCCATGAGAAAAATTTAATCTCATTACATTCATTCCTCTATTTAATAGCTCTTTTAAAGTTTCTACTGATTCAGTCACAGGACCAATAGTACAAACTATTTTTGTTTTTTTCAAATAACTCACCTCATAATTTTTTACTATGTTTAATTTTATAACATTCTTGACTTTTTGGCAATTTTGTCATTTTTGTATAAAAAAAAACATTAATGATAATTCATCAATGCTTATAAATAAAATGGTGCCTAGGAATGGATAATAAGATAATAATATTCTAATTTAGACTATATCGTAATATATTCTAAATTATCTGTTTTTTGTCTGTTGTAAGAAAAAAGCGATATATTTCAACCGCTTTTATTTTTTCTATTTTCTTAGTTTTGGATAGAACACATCAATTGTATCATATCCGTCATCTGTTTCTTTTATAACGTTTACTTTCTTCGGGAAATCACCTTTTAAAACTTCTGTTTGATTTTCAACGAATGATTTTAATTCTTCTAAATCTTCTTTATCGATATAGCCACATTTGAAAGAATCTATCATATCTTCGCTATCTCCTACGATTTTATAACTTTCAATTTCTACTAAATATTCACCTGATTCTTTTATAAAGCTTAACCCTCTTATTATTCTTTCTTCTAATCTTGACATTTTTAAAACCTCCATTTTTTTATTTTTAATTAAAATTTCTAGTTCTTCAAGTTCTTCAAGTGTGGCCATTTCGTTTATAAAAACTCTAGCACGACTTTTATATGTACTATGCTTAGTTTTTTCTTTTCCTTCTTCTGTTGCTCTGTACCTTTTGTTAGCTTCATTCTGTTGCTCCTGGGTTTTATAACCCTTTCTTTTTTTTTCTTCCATTTTATCCTCCTTATATTTGGAGGGGCTTTTATCACCCCTCTATTATAATATAATTATCGTATAAACAACTAAATTCATTATTGTTATAAACTCTAAACATTTTATTATTTTGATTATACATTCTGATTAAGTGTTCTCTATATTCTCCAGTTACTTCAAATGGCGTTTTTACTTGCGAGCAGTACCCACTATCTAAGTGAGTACATACTATTTTAATTTCATTATTATTTAACGCATTTAATATTATTTTTCTTGTTACCTTTTTCATCTTAACCACTCCTTTTATATTCTATTAAATTTCTTTTCTGCTTCTGGTCTCCAAGTTCCAGCCATACATTCATCATAATGTTTAGCTATTTCTATTTGTCTTTTTATAGCTTCAACATCTTCTTTAGAATGGAACATTTCAAGTAAAATTTGATATCCTTCTAATTCAATTGCTTTCGAATTGTATACAAGTTCATCACTTACATATATTTTTCCAGCTTCATCTCTAAAAAATTTAACTCCTAAAAAATTGTGGTTCATTAATTCTTTTAACATTTTCATCACTCCTTGATTTTTTATTTAGATTTTCATTTTATCACCTCCTTCCTTCGAGGTACTTCTATAATATCATACTTGTACAAGTATGTCAACACTTTTTTTAATTTTTTTTTATTTTTTTTCTAATTATCGATAAAATCATAATTTCAAGCAATAAAAAAAGATGGGGTAGCATAAAAACTACCCCATTATTTAATTTCTTCATCGAAATCTTTCTCTTTTAATTTTTCTGGTTTTATATCTTTTGGATCCGTATCTTTAGTATTACATTTATCTCCCTTGCATTGCTCTAATGCAATTTTTAATTTTTCAGGAATAGGCAATCCTAACTTGCTTGCATTCTCTATGACAGATAGAAACTCTGTTGCTACATAAAAAACTATAACTAAATTACGGATACCGACATTAGGTACAAGCTGCTCTATAACTGAGGAACATGAAACTATTATAAGTATAAAGACTTTCTTGCTTATCCCTTTATAGGCTCTAGCACTATTAACTGTTTTAGTTATGTATCCAGCCCAAATTCCAGTTACATAATCCACTAGCATAAGAAATACTAAGACTCTTACGGATAAGTCAAAACCCCCTAAAGCCCAAACAAGAACAGATATCCAACCAGTCCAAACCATAGCAATTCCATTTTTAGCACTTATTAAAAAATCTTCCAATTTACTCACCTCTTCTGAAATGGCTAGCTCCAAAAAATCTAACCATTCTGTACATTAAATTTCTTTTGATTACACCTACTCCCCATTCTGCCATAATCTCTAAGAATATTTTGTCAGCTTCTTCTCTAGTTACATCTAAAGTACATTTACTAGAATATAACCAGTCATGGACTACAGCCGCTCTCCCATGCTTGCCATAGCTATTGATTATGTTTCTAAAAACTCTTGGGACTGAGGCATAATCTGTTTTGAAACCTTTTGGGACTGTCACAAGTCCCTTAGACGTTCTGTAAGTATAATCTTCTAAAACTTCCCAATATTTATCGTCAATAGGTGTTGTATTTAATCTAGTCATTTCCATATTTTCCCTCCTTGCTTTCATAGAAATTAATTCTTTGTCTTAAAGTACTAAGGTATGCACTCATATACCGCATTTGGTCTTTTAAGTGCATTTTCTCTACTGGAGACAGATTTTCAAAAGTATCTGTAGTAAAGAATTTATCTAGCTTAATTATTTTTTCTTGTAAGTCATCTTTTTCTTTTATTATTCTTTCTAAAAAACTTTCCATATCTATCTCCTTTATTTATATGGGACTCTATCCGCACCTTTGATTTGCCAGTGTGGAGCATCTTTAAAAGTTCTCCAGCAATTTCCACCCCATTCAATACCATACTTTTCTAATAATCCAGCATTTTTAGCTGCATTATAGATATCTTGATAGTAATGGAAATCTTTCCAAGTTCCTTTATAAACATCCTTTTCTATAACCTTTTCTATTTTTTTTCCATTTTCCATAACAGATACTTTTACTTTTTCTTTTACTAAAACACCAATGTCTGTAGCATATCCTAGACCATTAAATTTAACTTGATGGTTGGACTTTAATTTATATCCATCTACATTGGTTACTTTAGTGCCAGGAGCAGTTCTGCCTTTTTGGTATAGCCTATTCTGCTCTTCCGCTGTTCTAACTCCAGCAGTTATCTTAAAGTTCCAGGGACTTATTTTTATAAGTTCTGTCATAAAATTTACCAGGTTTGGATGCACCCCTTTCAACATTTTTAAACTTGTTTCTGATAATGTATACATTTAAAATCACCTCCTAAAAATGACCTTGTGAAAGCCTGTTTAAGCCAATTAAAAAAAGGTAGCCATATAAAACTACCTTTAATTTATTTAATCCCATTTAATAGCTTCTAGTTCTTCAACTGTTGAAACTTCCCTTATTTTCTTAGTTATAGCAGTGTATTTGTTTTGAGCAGCAATAACTCTTAATATCCAAGAGAAGTAAATTAGATTTAATTCTCCCAATGAAATAGATGCAATAGAGTTATCTTTTAATCTCCATTGAGTTGGTAGCGATTTTAAAAGTTGCTTTAATTTCCCAGCTCTCATAGCCAATTTGATTTTTTCTTCTAGCTCTGCATCTACAAGAATACCTAAAGTACTTAATGCATCTTTAATTACATCATAATCTTCGATTTCTCCTGCCATATCTAAAGCCATCTTGACTCTCATAAAATTAACTTCATCATATTCTTGCATCTGGAATACTTTTCCATTATGCTCATATGAGCCAAACATCTTATCTAGCAGTATTTCTCTGAACTTGTGCCTGAAAGTTCTTTTAACATCTTCCATGTCTATATCCCAAGTATGTGTAGATGTGTTCCACGTATGATATGAGCTAGGCTGTGGTACAACCTTTAATTTCTTATTTTCTATATACTCTCCTGGGGCTAGTTGAACCTCGATATCTTCTTCGATTAATTCGTCTCTAGTCATCTCTCTTATAGTGTTTTTTGCTTCGTCATATGTTGGATATTTGAAAGCTTCATTTCTCTCAATTACAACATATTCTGAAGGGATAAGTTCTGGATAATCCAGGAATAAATTACCTTCCATGAATTGCATGACTTCATCTGCTGTTAAATTAACAGTGAAAGCAAGTCTTGATTTCTTCTCTTTTGAGTAAATATAAAACATAACATCTCTCCTTTCAAATGTGAGTAGATTTTCAAATTTATAAAGAATTTATAGTTTTATTTTGTAGCTTTGAGCATATTTTTATAATTTTTCTTAAATATAAAAAGTGAGAATTTCATATAATAAGCACTCAAATCTGCAATTTTAAATATAAAAAACTGAATAAATTTGAAAATCTCTATAATATTTAACTAAAAAATACCTAACTTTTTTCTTGCATTTATAATGCTATTTCTTATCTCTGTTGGATTAGCTTTTGCAATGTAATGCTTACTTGTAACTCCACTGCTAGAATGATTAGCATAGCTACTTGCTAAACCTAATCCAGCCAAATTATTGATTAAATTTATAGCTGTTTTCCTTAATGTATGAGGATATAGATCCTCAATACCTATAATTTTCCCTAACTTTCTAATCCTGTTTCTAATTGCTCCTTGTGTCATTTGCTTATGTTCTTTTCCATACTTAGTAACAAAAAACCAATCTATATCTATTCCATTTTCTGCTCTATAGAGTATCCATTCTTTTATAAGTTCCTTGCATTTTTGGAAAAAGAAAGCATTAACTATATAGCCCTCTTTCTCTTTAACATCTCTAAAATAGCCATTTTCTAAGTCCAGTTGTTCCATTTTTAAATTCTGAATAGCACTAATCCGACAAGCACTATCTAAGAACAATTCCCATAATATTCTGTCTTGCAAATCATATTTCTTAGATTCTACTTGCATATATAAGCGAACTGTCAATATTTGTTCTGTAGTAAGAAAATAAGAACTTCTAACCTTATCTTTTTCTGTAAATCTAAGTCTATCTAATTTGCTATCGAAAGGATGGTATTTAATCTTATTTCTACGAACACACCAAGCATAAAAAGTAGATATTGCCGTAGTTTTGTTCATCAAAGTTCTTTTGCTATTCCCTAAACTTCTACAGTAATTCCTGTAATTTTCCATTATAGTTGGCATTTCTAGTAAGGTTTCTTTACTTAGAAGTAACTTATTTTTATAAGCCTTCTGAAACCAAATTAGAAATAATTTAAAATTGTTACAGTACGTTTTGTATGTAGTCTCCCAAGTTTCCCAATTACTGCTCTTGCAACTATTTAGATACTCTAAATAAACATCCACATTTTCCTTCTTTAAATTTTCTAAAATCATTAATTGCATAATTAAAACCTCCTAATTTTGATAGGTTTATTATACATTCTTAAAATAATGGAAAATTTATATAGTTCTTATTCTTTAAAAGATTGGAATATATTAGAGTTTTCTAATAAGCAAGTATTTCTTTCTTTAAGAAAAAGAGTTGATTACTCTGCAAATAAATATATTTATGAACTACCTTTTAAAATATCAAATGCAATAATTTTAGTAAGTTCTGAAGATATAATTAATCAAGTTTTATTTAGTGCTGTTATTCTTGATAATTCTGTTGTAACAAAAAGATGGCCGGATACAATTGCTACGGGGAACAATGTTCTAAATATTATTATTATGGCTCAAAAAGAATAACTGGAAAATTTAATC